GAATAAGGCTGAGAGGGAAAAGAGGGCACAGCCAACATTTTCGGAAAGGGCTCGGGCTAAGAGGATGGATCGTGGTCAGCCTTTTAACATGAAGACACCTCAAAACGTAAGGAACGCCATAAAGGGTGGTAAGAATATGAAGTTTGTTGGAGGATCAAAGGGTTTCAAGACGGTCACACCCAAGGTCAAGACCCCCACACCAAAGAAGGCAGTTAATATGTACATTAATAAGTTCGTAAATAAACTAGATAAAGATGAAGTCAATGCACTCAAAAAGAAGATTTGTCAACCTTAAAAAATATTTACCTATAATAAAATGTTACTGATCGTAATACTCATCATTGCGAACATATACATTCTTTGTCAGACGGGGAAAAATCAAGTTTTCACTCCAAAGGTGCAAGGCCCTAAAAAGTGGACTGTTTACGGGACCATGACATGCAAATGGACTCGTAAGCAGTTGGAATATTTTAACAATACGAAAAGACATTACGTCTTCATAAATTGTAATGAAGAATCATGTGATAATATCGACGGCTTTCCTTATATTATTCACCCTGATGGTGAAATCAGTATCGGGTACACCGAATTTTAAAGACCTCGCACAACGCTAAGAGCGATAGAAAGGACAAACGCGTCAGTGAGGGTGTTGACAGGCTTGAGGGTGCTTATATGTTTCACGAGAGACCTGTTCCAGAGAAGACGGATCAGGAAGGTGGTAATAAGAAGGGCGAGAATGTACAAAAGAACTTCCCTGACCATATCGGTACGAGTTTGAGATTTGGCAACGTCTTTAATCATTTATTACATGTTGATATTTTTTTTCTAAATAGACAGTAAGATGACCAATCTGCCCCTGAGTGGTTCCGAACCAAAATTCACGAATAGACGGTGGTCGACTAAAAAGGGTGTTGGAAGTAATAACTGCTATGCGTATGCTGTGGGAGACTACGAAGCGTACAGGTGGCAGAAATCAATACCAGGTGATCGATCGGGGATTTCTAACAAAGGTCATAATTACACGTCATGTAAGGGATTAGCGAACCGCGTTGTTTCAGACAACCCAACAAAGGTTTACAAAGCTCGAGCGAATGAAAGATGTAAAAAGGGGTACTACAAAGTTATGATGTTCGTGTCCCCTGGGCGACCTGTGAACTACATTCGACAGGGAGATTTTCACTTTTATAAACAGCACGGTGTTGTTGAGTATAAGATCAAACCAGGTGACACCATTGCTTCAGTGGCAAAGTTCTTCAAAATTCCAGTGTCCCGAATTCAAAAGGCGGGATCATTTAAAGTTGGCAAACGTATCGTTTTCCGTGCCAATGTATTTAGTCATAAACGTGGGTGGGCCACGGGACCTCTCCTGAAAGATGCTAGGGGTAATATGATCAAGGATCCACGGACATCTTCGAGGGATTATTCTACGCTAAACTATAAACTATACTGTGGGTCATTCTGCGTCAAGAATAGAGGAATCAAAGTCGGCAAGACTCATCCCAAGGTCGGCAAGAATACTGTCTAGGTCGGGTTGATTTTCAACGTCAAAGTTGATATCAAATAAATCCAATACATCGAATATAGAATTTTCATTCAATGACACAGAGTTTGCGACTGCTGTGTGATTGTTCTGAATCGTAACTAGAACATTAAATTGAGATGCGTCAAACACTTTTCTACATGTGGGACATGTGTTCTTACCTTGGTTTTTCCACTCCTGTAGACAGTGGGAATGAAATATATGTCCACATCTGATCGGAGGATTTGACCTCGTCGATCGGACTTCACCGAGACATATAGCACATATGGGCATTCTACAGTAGGGTAGTAAAGTATTTTTCGTAATTTAGCTCATGTAATTTAATAAATTTTAGATGTATCGACTAGGGGTTTGTTGCAGTCTACACACGGGCCCGTACCCTGGTTAGCTGCCTGCACTTTGTTGAAAAGTTCGGGACCAGACTTCTGGAGAAGCTGGCGGTAGGAGTAATTATCCTCGTAGGTAATATTGTTCTGCTTCATGACATAGTTGTTGAACAACTGGGCTGAAGAGTTCACAGTGAAGCATCGTCCATCGGCCATTCCAAGTCGTTGAGACATATTGTTACTATAAATTTAGAAATTAATTTGCCGGTTGTTAATTGTATGTAACCATGATTTGAATCCCTTATTTTTCAAATGTTCCACAAAAGGATCGCATCGGTATCCCAGATAAATATCAAATACATCAGTTTCCTGTGTCTGGGATACACGGATTGATTTGTTTTCATTTATGTGTTGGTTAATGATATTATAGGCAAATGCGATTTCCTTGAGTGTTTCTGCACCGGTAATGATAATTTTACCAGTACTGAAGATACTACAAGTGATCTCTTTCATATCATTTGCTGGTTTAAACTTAATCTTCACGGCAGAGTAGCGATCTGGTTCAAATGATACTTTGAAAATATCAGAGTACTCTTCAAACCAATTCGAAACCACATGAAGGTTGATATTGTAGTTTAAACTGAAGTTGGAGTTAATCATCACTACACGGAAGGAATCTTCTGGTATATCATGATCGATATCAAGAAAAGTCTTGAAAATGTATGTAAGTTGTGTGATGATACGCTTACAGTCAAAGAGATCACAACAGCCAGCAACTTGAATACTCCCATTCGGGAATACCTTTACTGATTTAGTGCTGTAGCTGTCATGATACGTCAGTGTAACTTGATTGTAAAATGTCGTCGGTTTCAGTTTCCAGTGAAATCCTCCGTCACCTCCAGAGCCTGATCGTTTCATGGTGTAAGAACCAATCTCCTCGAAAATAGCTCGAAGTCTCTTTATATTAATCTGCTGAACAAAACTTGATATCATAGTTATTGTGGTAATCTTTACCCATGAAGGTCTTAACTCATCAGGTAAAGCTTTGCGAAATTCATCCAGTGTCAATAGATAAGAAAAACTGTTGTTTGCGATCGATGAATACATCTCGATTTTGGGACATACTTTATATGTTCCACACACCCCACTTAGGTGTTTAAAGACTAGATTCTCTTTATATTCACATGAACTGCTTTGTTAAGAGTGCAACCTCTGTTTACGATGTTGACTCTAAAATGAATTATATCGAAATCGTATACGAGCGATTCGTCAAGAAGGATAAGAAATACGACACGTACGTCGATTACATTTCTACCGAACCCAATGGAGATTGGACCATGATAAATTCTACCAAAAGAACCATCTTATATGTAAAGTTTCTTGACACTATGGTTAAAAAGACACTCGAAGTTCAGCACAAAATAGCAGAGCTCACACTAGAAAATGTGTTTACACGAGACTATAATTGTATTCGTCTCGCACATTCTAGTAAAATATTGGATCCCACATTCCAGCCACCGATTATCAATGTGAACAGTGCTTGGCAAGTGGATTTTATGAAGAAATTTTGTAAAAAATACCTCCTTGAAATAATTCAGAGATGTAACAATTTGGGGCGTTTAGAATATTTCATTAACGTCCTGAATATAATACAATCAGAAGTATAAACAGTACACAAAGGAATATACCAAAATAAGGAATCCTCACCTCATTTTTCACAACCTTCTTCTTTTTTGATGGGCAAGTGAAACCGGTATCTATGTTTCGTTTAGGTTGAATAACGATATCACGAACAACTGGTTTTAATTGGTCGTTACATAATCCAAAATCACAAAATACACTACGATCATCTACAGATACTGGTTTACACACAGTTTTCTTCAGTTCTGAGAAATTTCCAAATTCACCCGTCTGTCGCATACCCCCTGGAAGGGAGAAATCATGTGTGACAAATGGATTGACGTCATTGATCGCATCTTCGTCGTTGAGCATATATGAACTCATACTTGTTATTACTTCAGATTATATTTCTTATCTCGCATCTTAGTTTTGTGTTCACACCACATCTGATCCAGGTCCACATTTAGCATGTGTGCCAGTTGAAAAAGGTAACTGAAAACATCACCCATTTCCATCATAATATCAGTACCCCGATCCTTTTTGAGATTTGTCTTCTTGAACGTTTTTTTGTGTTGACGAATTGCCGATGCTAATTCACCAAACTCTTCTGTTAGTAAAAGCCACACTGTATCGACAGGAGCACGATCCCACCCCTTTGATCTACAGACCTTCTCGGTTTCAGTTTTATAGTAGTTAAGACTCATACTTAATATACCATCGAGGTATAACTTTAAACTAGTTGATACCCATTTTAGTATTCTTGTCCAACTTGTTTCCTGTAGTGCTCGTATTCACTGGACGATCCAAAAGGTCCCTGGTTGTGTCAATTTCCTTACTGTATGCGATATACTGAGCTACACCAGTTTGAATCTGACCAACAGCCGTGTCAATGACACGACCATTCATGTACTTGACCTGCTTCTTAACTTCCTTGTTGTGATCACCCGAGTTGTTGATGAATACCACGCGCATGAGACTGTATAAATCATCAGGGTTCTGATAATCTATGGATATACCACTCTTATTTTTAAAGGCCTGACGAATCCCACGCTGAAGCAATTCGGTATTGAACTCAGAAAAAAAGAGTGAGTTCAGAGGAGTCTCGGTTTGTTTGATGGAATTGAGGTAACTCATTTAATATACTCGCCGAAAAAAATTATATGTAAATAGTAAATGCTGAACATGTCCGACTTCGACGAAGCGTATGCTCAACATCCAACATTAAAGAAGGAAGCTGAAATTAACTGCAAACCCCCAGCATGCTTCGTGGGTTCATATGCCCCAGTCTCCAAGGCTGGTGAGGAAGGTGCTTTTTTCGTAAACACGTATCTTCTTCAACCCAATCGCAAAATGGAAGTGGCGGGAACTGTCCCCGTTCGGAGTAAAGACTTAGAATGTAAGAAGTAAGTTAAAAATAAAAATTTAACAATAGGTATAT